AAAAATCCAACACTCAGCAGATAACTCAACTTTTGCTGATTTAGTTACTTTCACCGTGGTGAGCAGTACAACCAAAACTTCTGAAAGAGTTGAGGTTGCTAGTGGTACAACAGTAAATAGATACCTACGAGTGAATTACACAGTCGCAGGTTCAACAGGCTCGGCTACCCCTGTGGTGGCTTTTACTAGGAGGTAAAAAACAATGCCTACATTTCGTCATGGTAAATCCACCGTATTCAAAGTAGATAACTCAGGTGGCACACTTACCGATATTAGCAATACCCTTACCGATGTTTCATTCCCACAATCAGTAGACACAGCCGAGACCAGCACTTTTGGTTCATCAGCGAAGTCTTATGTTGTTGGATTAACAGATTCAACAATCAGCATCTCAGGAAACTTCGATGCGACAGTTGATGCTCACTTGGCTGGAATTCTTGGTCAAGCGGCTTCAGTTTCTTTCGAGTATGGTCCTGAAGGCTCAACTGCAACTTATGTCAAGTACACAGGAGAGTGCTACCTAACTTCTTACGAGAAGAGTGGTGCAATCGGCGATGTAGTGACATACTCTGCTGAGTTCCAAGTGACAGGTGCAGTAACACGAGGCGCCTACTCATAATAGGAATTGTTTGAAAAAAACTAAATAAATTATCGTGACCAACCTAGTGTCCCAAGGAGAAAAGTATGACTGATTTACGGGGAAAGATATTTGAAGCAGACGATATTACGAAGGAACTACTAGAAGTCCCTGAGTGGGGCGTAACAGTAGAAATTCGTTCTATGACGGCTGGACAGAGAGCAACTCTTACTGAAGGAGTTACCTCCGCTGACAAAGTTGATGTTTCTAATATGTATGCAAAAACTGTAATCGCAACTGTATTTGACCCTACAACTGGATTACCAATCTTTACAGAGAATGACCGTGAGGCGATTCTTTCAAAGAATGGTGCAGTCATTGAGCGTTTGGCAACAAAGGCTCTTGGCAGTTCAGGTCTTAGTGATAAGGCGGTAGACCAAGCACAGGCTCGATTTCCTCAAGAATCCTGAGAGACGGTTTCTTTTCGAAATTGCTGAAAAGTTAGGACGGACGGTGGGTGAACTTCTTTACGGAAGTGGCTCCCACCGCCCTCTTAGCAGTATGGAATTAACTGAGTGGAACGCTTTCTATGTCTTAAAAGAAAAAGAAAGAGAAAAAGCCGAGAGAAGAGCGAAGGCAAGGAGATAAAACATGGCTGAATCACCAACCATGGAAGTCCGTGCTCGCCTTACTGCGGACTCTGCTCAATTTACAAAAGGTCTTAACGAGGCAACAAAAAGCGCTGAAACTTTTCAAACCGCCGCTTCAAACTTAAATAAAGTTTTAGTAGCATCAGGAGCGGTTGCTGGCGGTTTTGCAATCGCCATGCTTGCTTTTGGAACTAAGTCTTTCAAGGCGGCGGCTGAAGTTCAACAGTTAGATGTTGCTTTACAGTCTCTTGGTCAATCAACTCGTTATGGATATGCCCAACTTGCTTTAGCAGTAGAACAAATTAAGAGTGTTGGCATCTCTTCAACAGCGGCGCAAAGAGCAGTAATTAAACTTGCTCAATCAAATGTTGATTTAGCAGATGCTCAAAATTTAGCGACCATCGCACAAAACTTATCAGTAACAGCCAGCGTAAATTCGGCTGACGCTTTACAAAGTTTAATTTTTGCTATTACAACTGGTCAAACAAGAATGTTGCGTCAAATTGGTATTACCGCTGGAGCCACAGAAGCCTATGCCGTTTATGGACGAACAATCGGAAAAGCGGCTAGTGACTTAACAATGGCTGAAAGACGCCAAGCAGTTCTAAATTTAATAATAAAAGAAGGCTCTAAGGTTAGTGGAGCCTATGCTTTAGCCATGCAAAACCCTTCTAGGGCTTTGCAAGAAATGGCTGATAATACTAGAAAGTTACAAGAAGCCGTTGGCAAAAGATTACTTGCTTCTTTTACAAAAATAATTTTGTCAGTTTTTGTTCTAACAGATAAATTCCAAAAAGCGGCAAATGGAACTGGTGCTTTTTCTAAATATCTTGATGCTATGGAAAAACTATTAACTAAATTAGCAGACCCTTTTGCAAAAATAGCAGACAATGTTGGAAATTTTATTGAAAAATTAGACAAGAGCAAAGTAAGCGTAAATGGTATTGCTTCAGTTATGGAAAAACTTTTACCTATTGCTCTTGGATTTACAACATTTTTTGGTATCAAAGCAGGTAAATCCCTCAGTCAAGCGGCACCTTTCTTCCAAGGTTTCTTTGGAGCCTTATCAAAATATGCGGGATTATTCTCGGCTTTTGTAGTTGTATTAACATCTCCTCAAATACGCACCGCAGTAGGAAATATAATTTCTGCGTTTCAACCACTCCTTCCAGTTGTTGCGGGAGTAGGAAAAGCATTAACTGTTTTGTCGGGTTTAATAACTGGGGTCATTGCAAAAGCCTTAAATGGTTTAGCCACGATTATTAGAACTATTACAAATTTTTTTACAAGTAATGCCACAGCAGTAAAAATTCTTGCCTTTGCTTTTACTGGAATAGCAATAGCAATCGGTTTAGCCACAGTTGCTTACTATGCTCATGCGGCCGCACTTCGGGTTGTTGCCTTTACACAGTCTTTAGTTCAGGTAGCCACCGTCTTATTAACTGGTGGACAATTAGCATCAATAGCCTCAACAAACGGACTTGCCGCTTCCATGTTAAGACTTAATGCGGTGTTAGCGGCTAACCCAATGATACGAGTTGTTTTAATAATTGGCGCCTTAGTAACTGCTTTAGTTGTTGCTTACAAGACTTCTGAAAACTTTAGAAAAGTTGTTGGTATGGTATTTAATTTTGTGGCTAAAGTTGTGATTACTGTACTTGGTTACATTATTCAGTATTTTGGTTATGTATTAAAAATGTTGGCTTCAGCAATGAGAACATTTGGAGGCTTTGCCGAAGTAGTAGCCAAAGTATTTGAGTTTGTAATAGATGTAATTCTTACTTGGGTTAAATTTGTATTGACTTCATTTAAGAATGTTATTGATGGTTTTGTAAATCTTATGGAAACAAACGATACTTTCCGTAAAATAGTTATTGCTGTATTTAATACCATAATTAGAGTTATTGCTTTAGCAGTTACAGCGATTGTTACAAATTTTGCTAACATCTTAAAGGCTATTGCTACTGGTATCTATTTTTTTGAAAGATTATTAGATGTAGCCAAAACTATTGCTAAGGGAGTAATTGGAGCATTTTTGGCTTTAGGTAAAGGTGTAGTTAGTGTTTTTGCTAAGGTTGCAACTGGTTTAGGTGATTTCTTAGATAACGCATTGACAACAGTAAAAGAATGGGTAAAAAAAGTAACTGCTCCATTGATGAAAATTCCTATTGTTTCTAATGCGGTAAATGCGGCTATTGGCGCCATAAGTGGTATGGCGGAATTTGCAAGTTCAAAACTTGGTGGAGTTGCTAAATCAATTACCAATTTATTTAGTGCATCCGATGATGGTGGTGCAAAATCAGTTGATGCAATTACAGGTGTATCCAAGACCCTTATTAAAAACGCTAAAAGTTGGGGTAATTATTCTGAAGGTGCGGCGGGCGCTATTTCAGATGTTGCAAATAAAATGCTTGACTTTAATGAAAAAGTTGTTGATTTAGCGGCAAAAGATAACGGTACAAAAATAGTTGAGGGCTTAATTGCTGGCGCTAAAAAAGTATCTCCATTACTTGAAAAAATGATTGCTGGATTGGGTACAGCAATTAAATTTGATTTTGCGGGAACAGTTGGAAAATTTGTCGAAGAGATGGCTAATAAGGCTGATGAGGCTGGTGACAAGTTAATTGAGTTCGGTAAGAACATGGTCATTTTTGCCAAAGAAACCGATTTTGCCGAGGGATTAAAAGATTTTATAGGCAACATTAGAGAAAGTCTTGAAGAGGGTCTTGGCTTTGGAGACATTCTTAAAAAAGAAAAAGAAATTGCAGATAAAATTAAGGCTGGCGGTATTGACGAAGACGCTCTAAATGAGATACAAGGGTCAGCAGATTTAATGAAAAAAATTCGTGAAGCAATGAAGGCTGGCATTGAGTCAATGAGCGATGTGCTTAAAGACTTACAACAAGCGGCTAAGGACTTTGCCGATTCTCTCAAAGACACAATCTTAGGTTTTGCTGGACTTAAGGGAGTAGAACTACCTGACGGATTTATTCCAAAGGCTAAATCTCTTATTG